TCGCAGACAGCTCCATCGCGCTGACTGCCGAAGCGTTGCTCGCCCACCTCGCCAACCCACCCGCGCCGCCGCCCCTGCCCGTGCCCGACGAGGTAGGGCGTGCTCAGCTCTACGCTGCGCTGTTGATCCTCCACGGTATCGTCGAAGCGGACATCGAGACCACTGTCGCGGCGGTCATCGCGAGCCTGCCCGAGTCGGATCAGGTGGTGGCAAACATCCTGTGGAGCAAAGCCAGCGGCATGAAGCGAGACAACCCGCTCATCGCTGCCGCTGCGGGAGCAATCGGCCTCACCTCAGATCAGATCGACGCCGTGTTCCGCCTCGCCGCGACGATTTAATGGCATATAGATGGTGGTAGAACGACTGGTTTAGATAATTCTTACGACGGTATGATTACTTTAACGAATACAAGTTATACTACTGTTCAAAATAGTTATTTAACTAATTCTTTAGGCATTACTCTTTCAACAGAGCGTATGAACAAGAACGTCTCCTATTTAAATAATATTATAGAGCAATATCATATTGGTGTTTTCAATGAAAGCAAAATTGCCGGAGGCTTTATTAAAAATAGAAAATCTTAAAAAGGAAATTGAAAAACTAAAAAAAATGAAATATAAAAACATTATAATTATATCTTTTGTATTATTCTCCTCTCTTGGTTTTACCTCTTGTCAAACTATACCATACGAACTAAAAAGCACGACGGAAAAAAAAATCCAAGAATTAAAACAAGAGTATCAACAAAAAGCAGAAGAACAAGCTATTCTAATTTCCACTCAAAAAGACGAAATTATAAACAGCCAAACTGATCAAATGGTTGCCGCAGCCGGTTCATTATACGGAGCAAACTTAGCTTTTTCTCAAAAAATCGAACCGACAAGAATTGATTTAGTAATAAATAATCGGGTTTTAGAGGCGTCGGCAGCTTTAGGTGTTGAACCAACCGCCAAAGCAATAAAAGAAGAGAACGAAAGATTGCGTGTAGAATTGGACGAAACCTTAACCTCGCTAAATCAGCTTCAAAAAAATCACGAATTGAAACTAGAGGAAAACGATAAATTGGTAGAGGCTACAAAACAGTTCGAAGTTGAATTGTTGCGGTTGGAAAAGGAAAAGGCCGAACAAAAACAAGAATTTTTAGATAAACTAGAGAAAAGTCAGCAAGAACTTAACGCCCTTAACGATAAAATTATATCTATGGAAAAAGCACGCGCAGATGACGCCGCTTTTATCCAAGCTATGAAACTTAAATTCTCTTTAATTTTAGGTGGTCTATCTTTGGCAGCTTTAGCGGCGGCGATTTGGAGCCCGTTACATAAATCAAAATTTGCTATACTTTCAGGTGCTATGGGCATTTTTGCTTTAGGTATTTGGTATGTTCAAGGTTGGCATATAGCTATAGCTGTAAGTTTAACAATTGTAGGGATCGTTTTATCGATTTTAAAACATTCTAAAACTATAGATAAAACTAACGATGCTTTAATTAATCATATTCAAGATGTTAAAGAAAGTGACCCTGAGAAATTTAAATTAGAGTATAAAGCTTCACTAGAGGACTGGACAAGCAAGTATACCAAAGTTAAAGGTAAGACGGAGAAAATACCAGATAAAGAAGTCGTAGAATACATAGATCAAAAATTAGTAGAGAATAAAAGAGTTTAAGGACCGCAATACACTTAAAAAATCTTTTAGTTGATTTTTTTTAAAAAAAAACTATTATACTAGTGTATAATAATACATTATAGTGTAGTTTAATTTATTTTTTTTATGTCTAATCGTTATTGCCCTTCCTGTTACTCCGCAACTGAGTATAAAATAAAATTACCTGAAACATGTTCTAAATGCGGAAAATCTTTCACTACTGTCTTTGAAAAAGAAAAGCCTAAAGTTGTAATCGATTCTGATTTTAACCGTGAAAAATTTGCCGAACAAATTAGAAAAGAAACGATAAAAGCTATTTACGAACAGCAGAAAAAAGACGGAATTCTCGCTGAAAATAATTACGAATTTAATGAGGCCGACCTCGAAATTGAATCAAGTCACGTAGATTCGGAAAGAGCGCAGATAAAAGCCTCACAATACAAAAGAAAACTGCAAGGTTTCACTCTAAACCTGTCTGTAGATAAAAAATCAAAAGATCCTGTAAAAATTAAAGACCTATTAGATAATCCCGATAAATACGGTGAACTTGGCCAAAGATAATTTTTACCAAAATGGAAGAAAAGAAATTATCTTTTGAGGATAGAATCGATTTTATTCAGTTTCAAATCGGTAAAAGAAAGAACGGCTGGACATTATCTACTTTGGAATGGGAAGATGTGAGTCAGATTATTTTAACTAGAGTATGGCAAAAATACCATACATTTAATCCAGAAAAAGGTAAATTTGAACATTGGCTAAATAGATTAATCTCACATGCTTTAGTTAATTTACTTAGAGATAATTTATACAAATATGTTAGACCGTGTATATCTTCTGGACCAAGCGGAGGATCATGTGTAAAAAATACTGGTGGGGATGGATGCTCTTGGACAAAAAGTAAAACTCAATGTGCCGAGTGCCCGCTTTACGCAAAATGGCAAAAGAAAAAAGAAACCAAGTATAATATAAAAGCCACCGTTTCAATTGAAAATCACGATCAAGAAACAAATAATATTATATCGGACTCTATAGATATAGCCGAATCAAAAAAGGTTATTGATGAGCAAATGAAAGTTAGACTTAATCACTTTGAATGGTCTGTTTACGAAATGCTTTATATTGAAAATTATACTGAGGGCGAAGTCGGTAAAAAGCTGAAGTATAAAAAATCTAAAAATAGTAAAACACACGGATACCAAGTAATCAGAGGGCTTAAAAACAAATTTATCTCTATAACTAAAGAAATTATAGAAGAGCACGAATTAATACCATGAGTCAAGATCTTTTAGATTTAACAGAAGAGCAAAAAGAGCAGGCTTTGCAAATGTCCCAAGAGGGTATGGCTATCGCCCAAATCACAAAGTTTATTTTTAAAAATGAGGCTTTGGACGGACGCTCCATAGAAGGTAAAACTATAAAAAATCTTTTAGCTGAAAATGGTGCCGAAATTAAAACGACTAAATTTCAAAAAACTCGTTCAGCATTTAAACTATCGGAAGAGCAAAAGGAAATTATCTTAAATAATATTGATAACGTTTCTAAACCAATGGAAATGGCTCGTTTAGTTTTAAGATTGCCGCCAGATAAAAAAATCCAACCTTTAAGTTTTGAATATCAGGCTATATTCAAATTCATGCAGTCTATAAATGGCGATACAGATAAAAATGAAGAGCCTGTAGAGGAAAAGTCATATAAGCCACCAATTGCAATTCAACACGTTATTGGAAAAGTAAACAATTATGTAAAAGTTCCCGGTCAAGGTAAAAAGGCTTACGATTGGAATAATCTAACGAAAGGAGACCGTCTAAATTTAGATACTTTAGTCGGTTATATGAACACAGAAAGATTCGTATATCAAGCCTCTCAATATATAAAAAAAATAGATAGGATATTGTTCGAATCTAATTTTATTCGTTACACTCACAATAAGCCGGATTTAACAGAGGAAGAGGTTGATCAATATATCGCTTTATGTGAAGAGATTGTGGTCAGTGTGTCTCAATCGAGAAGAAAAATAAGATTAGAAGACGAAATAGACAACGTTTTAGACAGCGAGGAAGGTAAAAGACTTTCTATGGTTATTGTTGAAGCTATCAAAGACGCTAAAAAAGGTATAGAGGATTCTAAAAAACGTCAGGCAGATTTACATAAAAGTTTATCTGGCACAAGACATGATAGATTAAAAGGGAAAATGGATAGAAATAGCTCTATCCTTAATTTACTTGAGGCATGGCAGGACGAACAAAAAAGAAACCAAATCATTCAAATTGGAAAAAGAGAAAAGCGTGAAGATGAGGATGAAGTCGAACGCCTATCTAAAATGGATGATATAGTATGTCTCATTGCCGGTATGACAAAAAAGGAGGCGTCTAGATAAAATATGTCCGAATTTATTTGTAAAATCGATAATAGTAAACATGAGTCTTTAAATAGTCTGCACAGATATTTACGTAAATTTAAGATTAAAGTTGCGGATTATTATGAGGAGTATTATCCGCGATACGATTTGGGAACCGAAGAAAAAATATCGTATAAATCTTACGACCAATATTTCAACCAAGATTTTTTAAATAGAAATACTTTAAAAAAGTTTATCAAGAATAAACCGGAAGACGCTAAAAAATGGGCAATAGATTGGTTAAAAAAAAGGAAAGATAAAAAAAAATCAATTTATCCTTACAGCCAAGTAGAGCTGAAGTCTCTGGTTTGCCCGACTATGAATTTTTATGATTTTATCGGCGGTTACTATGGGATATGTGAAGAGCTTGGATTCACTAAAAAATTTGGCGACGAAGAATTAAAATTTAAAAAACTTCCAAAAGATACGGTTATTATAACTGACACCAGAGAGCAAAAACCCTTAAAGTTTCCTTATAAAACAAAAAAAGACACCGTTAATTGTGGCGATTACGCCATTGATGGCGAGAAAAATAAAAACATCTATATAGAAAGAAAAAGTTTAAATGATTTTATAGGAACTTTATCTTCGAAAAATTTAGATAGATTTGATCGGGAATTAGAACGGGCAAAAAATCAAGATTTTTATATTGTAATGGTTGTAGAGCAATCGTTATCAAAAAGTCTAAGTTTTAACTATATACCGCATGTAAAAAGATATACAAAAATTTCACCTGATCATATTTTTAAAAACCTTAGAGACTTAATGGATAAATATGCTTTAAATTTTCAGGTTCTTTTTGTGGAAAGTCGAGTCGAGGCTGTAGAAAAAATTATTAAAATTTTTGAATTAGGTGATCAAGTAAAATCGGTAGATTTACAGTATAGATATGAAAAGGGGGATATTTAATCATGGCTTGGGCGGAAGGAAAGCAAAGGGTATGGTCAGACTTAACTGATTGGAACGATAAATTAGAAAAGGAGCTTAAAGGAGATTTAGATGAGCTGAAAGCTAGATCGACATTAGGTAAATTTTTAATGTTTAATTTAGGTTTTACCGTAAAAATATTAACTGGTATTACTTTAGCTCCGTATCAAAGGTTAATACTAAAAGGTTGGTTTGGTAAAAACTTTACTTTAACGGTTGCTGGGCGTGGTGGCTCAAAATCCACATTGGCGTCAATATTCTCTTATTTATACTGTCTTTTTAATCCTAATGTTCATATACTTTTAGTTAGCGCTACTTTTCGTTCCAGTCGTCAAATCGTAGAAAAAATAGATGGGTGGTCAAAGAAAAAAGAGGGTGCTTTATTAAGACAGACTTTTCAAGCTGACATGACAAAGAAACAGGATCTTTACAGCATCACTTTTAACAATGGATCTAAAATAACCGCCGTGCCACTTGGAGACGGCCAACGCCTTCGTGGATTTCGCTGTAATTGTTTATTCATCGATGAGGGTCTTTTAATATCTCAACAAACAATTGATGAAGTTTTAAAACCGTTCCTTGTCGCGGGCGCAGATATTACCAATAAACAAGATATCCGTGAAAGAGAAAACGAACTTATAAAAGAAGGGCTGATGAAAGAATCTGAAAGAGAAAGATTTAAATCTGACTCTAAGATGATAGTTTTAAGTTCAGCGTCTTATAAATGGGAACATCTATATACTATATATACAGATTATCTAAGAAAGATATATAAAACAGAAGAAAGTGAAATTGAAACTGATGACGACGCCTCTTATCTAGTGCAACAGTTTTCTTATGAGATTGTTCCTGCGGAAATCTTAGACCCTGCTATTATTTCAGATATCCAAAGCGGTTCAACACCCCAAGGCACAATCGACAGGGAGTATAGAGCTATATTTACAGACAATTCCGACGGATATTTTAGCGCAAAAAAAATGGCTGAATGCACTATTCCAAATGGAATGATGCCTTCCATAGAAATCAAAGGCGAAAAGGGTTTTGAGTATCTTTTAGCAATTGACCCTAACGGTTCGGCTTCTGCGGCTTCTGACCATTTTGCTATGGTTGTTCTTAAAATTATCCAAAAAGAAGACGGGCGTAGAGTTCCTTTAATGGTTCATGGGTATGCTGTCGCTGGTGTAGAACTAAAACATCATATAGCTTATCTTATTTATATTTTAGAGAATTTTAATATCGTTTACATTGCAACGGATGCGACTCAAGGTAGCGGTATTGACTTTATTAATATCTGCAATGAATCTGAGCAATTCAAAGATAAAAAAATGGAATTACATGCGATTGAGGCTGATTTCGGTAAACATAATGTTGAAAGCATATCCAAACAAGTTAAAAAAAGTTATAATACCGAAGCTAAACGTATAGTTCAAAAACAGGTATTCCATAGCGACTTCCAGCGTGCAGCGAATGAATTTCTAAAAGCGTCTTTTGATTTTAAACGGATATTATTCGCTAGTAAGGCTTTAGCGATGCAAGATTACATGAGCTTTCTTTCTGAGCAAGATATAGGAAATATATATAAAACCCATCCACTTTTCAAAGGCGTTAAAAATGGAGAGGGCTCTTTATACGAGTTTATTGAAAATCAGGACATTCTAATCGAATTAACGAAAAAAGAATGTGCTATTATCGAGCCTAAAATGAGTCAGCTTGGTAATGTATCTTTTGATATGCCGCAAAACATTAAAAGAACAAAAGGTGCCAATAGAACAAGAAAAGATTTGTATTCGGCTTTGTTTTTAGGTAATTGGGCTTTCAAAATTTATGAGGAGACTATCAATCTACCGGTAGAAAAAAAATATAATAGCTTCACGCCATTTGTGATCTAAAGCGCAAAGTAGATATTTTAACTTTTTCGTGTATTATAGGGTATAAAACAATCTACTTTAAAGTAACTTTCAAACTATTATGGCACGTAAATATACTAAAAAATCAGACTACTGGAATAAAACGCAGGTTCAATCCAAACAAAAAGTTTTAAATGCGTCTTATAGCTTTGATGAAAAGCCCCATTATACCGCTTTGGCTGCTTGCGGCGGTGGAGATAACTCGTCTTCAAGGTCTTATAGAAATTTAAATAGCGAATCGTTAACTGATACAAATAAATATAAAAATATTAAAAGCGGTCTTATACCCTATGTCGAAAAGGGCGGAAGACGATATTCAATGGCCGAAGCTATTGAGCTAGTTTACAGAGCTTATTTTAACGTAGCTATTATTAAAAACGCAATTAATTTAATGGTAGATTTTTCAGTTTCCCCCGTTCATGTTGAGTCAGAAAACGCTACGGTAAAAAAGTTTTACGAAGCTTGGCTAAAAAGTATTAATATACAAGATTTTCAATCTAAATACTTTTTAGAATACTATCGTTCTGGGAATGTATTTATTTATAGTTTTAATGGCAAAATTGAAAAAGATAAATTTGATCAATTGAAAACTGTTTTCGCCGCAAAAGACAATAGGATTCCGGTAAGATATATTATATTAAACCCTATGCAAATTTATTTTGAAGCGGGTGGGGGCTATCAAAACCCATACGTAAAAATGCTCTCTACTTATGAAATAGAAAGACTTAAAAATCCACAGTCAGAAGAAGACAAGGCTGTTTTTCGTGATTTACCCAAAGAGGTTCAAGAGAAAATAAAAAACAGTTCAAAAACTGGTTTTCAACAAATATATCTCCCGTTAAATACAGAAAGATTATATTATGCTTTTTATAGAAAAACCGATTACGAGCCTTTAGCCGTTCCTATGGTCTACTCTGTTTTAAACGATATCGAAGCTAAATTAGAACTTAAAAAAATGGATATGGCTTTGGCTCGGACTATAGAACAAGTGCTACTTCTCATTACGACAGGCGAGAAGGCAGATGAATACAATTCCGGTTTAAACCCAGAAAATCTCACAGCCCTTCAAAATATTTTTAAAAATCAAAGCATAGGCCGCGTTTTAGTAGCCGACTACACAACAAAAGCCGAGTGGAAAATTCCCGATCTTAAAGAACTTTTAGGCGAAGAAAAATATCGTAGGATTGATTTAGATATTAAAGAAGGTCTTCAATACATGTTTTTCGGAGAAGAGAAATTCGCTAATGCCGCGATCAAAGCTAAAATATTTATAGAGAGTTTAAAAGAGGGACGTAGGCAGTTCATTAACAACTTTTTAATTCCAGAGGCTACTAAAATTGGTAAAGCGATGGGCTTTAAACATTTACCGGCTTTTAAAATGGAGTCAATTGATATTCAAGATACGACTGCTACCGATAAAATTTACGTTCAAATGACACAGGCGGGCCTTTTAACCCCAAGCGAGTTGAATAAAGCGTTAGAAACTGGATTACTACCAGACAAATTAGAGTCGTTAAAAAACCAAAAAGAATATATGAAACAACGTTTAGAGGAAAATATTTACACTCCTCTTCTCGGTGGTTCAGATAAAGGCTCTCAAGATAAAGGCGGAAGGCCAGAAGGTGATACCGGAACTAAACAGACAACTCGAAATACATCGCCCATTGGAACGAGCAAAGGTAGTTTTAGCACTAAAGCTATCGCGTCTAATCTAGAAAAAATGAACAGTTTAAAAAGTTCACTGGAAGAAAAGATGGTTAAAAAATGGAAACTTGAGTCTTTAAACGAGGCTCAAAAATCCGTCGTAGCCACTTTGACAAAAGCAATTGTTTTTAACGAAGATGAGAAAGATTGGTCTAAAGCATCTACTTTTAACTCTTATATTAAAGCGGCGAAAGGCATTCCTTCTAAAATCAGTTCCGAATTAGACGATATAGCTGTTAAACATGACGTTGACGACTGGACAGCATCTATATTATATTTAAGCAAAATTTAAAAAAGAATAATAAATTAGTGTATCAATAAATATTGGTATGCCGAATATTTCTAAATTTAAATATAACACTATTTTTTCCGCACAAATTGAAGCGGTAGATTCAATAGATATAAGCAGTAAAGAAATTAAAGCTTCAATTGAATCTTTAAAGGATTTAATGCCTCCTTATATTGATCTAGATGAAGATCCGGCTATCCTATATGTCGTTGGTAATCTGGCTGTTGCAGATCTGGTAAATTTAAACGACGACTGTATTACAGCGGAAGACACTATAAAAGTTTATAAAAAGTTTGAAAGACAACAGTGTAATATAGAACATAACAGAGAAAAAGTAGTAGGTTATATTTTAAAGTGCGGTCTTTCAGAAAAGGGAACCGATAGAATTATATCAGAGCAAGAGGCTTTGGAATCAGGTAAACCTTTTAATATTACTACCGTCGCCGCGATTTGGAAAGTGGTTAATCCAGAGCTTTGTGATTTTATATTAGAGGCTTCGAGTCCTTTAAGCCCTAACTATAAAAAACTCTCGCTTTCTTTTGAAGTGGGATTTAACGAGCAAAAAATTGCATTAGTGCCATCCGAAACCAGAAATGTAAAAGATGCTAAAATCATTTACTCCGAAGGAACTTCTGAATACGACGATTTATTAAAAAAATCACGTAAAAACGGAGGATCTGGTATAGAAAATGGATTAATAATAGCAAATGTTTGCTGTGGTGATATTATTCCCTTGGGACAGGGGATAGTTGGAATGCCAGCCGCAGATGTTAAAGGGATTATTGCTGTAATAAAAGAAGAAAGTATTTTAGATGACGAAAATCTTACTGAATGTGAAGTAGAAGAATCCGCATCGTTAATTTTAGATTTTAAAAATGAACTATCTCAATTTTTAAAAAAAATTAGCTCTAATATAAAAAATGTAAAAAATAGTGTATCAGCTAATATAAGCTTAAACAAACAAGTTAATCAATTCGAAAATATTATGACTTTAGAAAAAGAACTCAATGAAATCGTAGCAAAAGTAAACGCCGCCGAAAAACTGGAAGACGTTAAAGAACTTTTTGCTAATGATGCCGTTTCTGCTATCGCCAGAAAAATCGCTGAATATAGCGAACAAGCGGCTAAAGCCGAAAAAGAAAAAGCTGATTTAGAATTGGCGAATCAAGAAGCCGTAGCGCAATTGGAAAAAGATTCTGCTTCGCTTGCGGAAGCAAATAAAAATCTGCTTTCTGAAAAAGAAGCCCTCGAAACAGAGCTAAACGAAATTAAAACAAAAGAAGCTGCCGCTCAAGCAGAACAAGCTTTCCAAGAACGTGTCGCACATTTCACCGAAGAATATGATCTTGATGATGAAACCCGTGCTTTAGTAATCGAAGATATTAAAGACTTAGATGAAGAAGCTTTCGCTAAATATAAAGAAAAGTCGAAAGTTGTCATGAAAGAGAAATCTAAGAAATATAAAAACGAGAAAGATAAAATATCCAAAGATAAAATGGATGAAGTTAAATCAGCTTTGGAAAAAGCCGGTATTAAAGTTAAGCTTTCCGAAGATAATACTTTAGACTTTTCTGAAATTCTCGCCTCCGCAAAAAATGATGTAATTGATTCTGATATCGAAAACAATATCGAAGCGGCCAAAACTTTACAAGACCAAATGGTAGCGGCTTTCGGTGGCAAAAATACAACTATCGGTGGTAAAACTATCGAGGAAATTCAAGCCTCTAAGAAAAAAGGTAAATAATAAATATAATTTTAAATAATTTTGTGTATAAAAATACATAACCTATTTAGTAACAATAAACTCTAATAAATAAGGAAATAAAATATGTCAGCAAGCATGATCAATCAAGGTAATCTTCTCCCATTAGTTCAAAAAGCCGAAGCCGAAGTGTATAACTTCTGGTCTTTAAATGGCACCGGATTAAATGGTATGTTCGTCGCTCTAGAAACCGGTAATCAAGACCCCGCTAACGGCGACGGCTTCATTGCTGGCTCTTCAATTGGAGCTTCTTATACTAATATCACTAGCCCACGCTATGAAGTTAAACGCAAAGTTCGTCCCGTAGGTTCTGGCGACAGCAAATTTAATACCCTCGGTGTTACTTTGATGACTGTTTCTGAATACGACGAAAACGGTAATAAGCTAATTCTCCAACCTAAAGACGCCCGTGATGAACGTGGTTTCCTTCTTTCTGGTGAAGCTGTTCCGGTTCTCGCTCGCGGTATGGTTCGTCTCAAATCTTCACAATATGTTGGCACCCCAATCCCCGGCTATGTAGGCGTTCCCTACACTGGTGGCGGTGGTAAAATTCAAGTTGTTAATCCAGCTACTCTACCTAATACTGGTAATGGTCTAACCGTTAACAATGTTATCGGTAAATTCGTTAGCACCTCTGGTTCTGCTTTTGGTGGTTATGCTGATTTCAAAATCGAACTATAATCATAACTCTAAAATTTAATATAAGAAAGTAAAATATGAAAAAACAAAAAAACTTTATTGATTTTGAAGCAACCGCTGAACAGATCGAAATCGTAAAAAAACTCGGTTCAAAAAACCGTGAAGAATCTTACGCTGCCGCTCAAGCTCTCGCTTCAATCACATCGGACTCACTTCTTCAAGTGATTGATCAGGCTGCTATTATCACTAGCCTATTCTCTCCACTAGTTTATGATGAGAATACCCCAGCTACTATTGACCTCGATCCTTATTTTGATGTAAAACAACGCAATTATCTGCAAGTTTGGTCACAAACTGCTGCTAATGGTCTTGCTACCAACTTCACTCAAGGTATCACCGAGATGTATGTTCATTGCTATGATCTTTTCTCTGCTATCAGCATGAAGAAAAAACAACTCCGCGCTGGACGTATTGACCACTTGGCTGCTCACATGAGCCGTCTCGCTCAAGAAGTTCTCAAGAAACGTGAAATCAATGCGGCTAACGTATTGATGGCTGCTATGGCCGGTGCTCGTAAAGACGGTGACGCTAGCAATACCGCTACCACTAACTTGCAGTTCATTCGTTCGTCTACCGCTGGCGTTCTTCAATTAGACGATTTTAATCGCCTAATGACTGCTTACACCCGCGTTCTTTCGAGTTGGGTTGGCGGAACTCCGGTTGGCGGCAAACGTAATCTTAGCGATATGCTTCTCTCCCCAGAGAAAATGGCCGACATTCGCGCCATTGCCTATCAGCCAATGAATACTCGCGCCGGTTCTATCGGTGGAACTGAAACCAGCAACACTTCGCTCGCTGCGCCTGATTCCGTTCGTGAAGAAATCTTCCGCTCTGCCGGTATTGCTTCGCTCTATGGTGTCGATCTTCATGAAATTCATGAAATGGGTATCGGTCAAGAGTATAACACCCTGTTCTCCGCTTATATTGGCGCGACTCAGCTTGCGGCTACCCCCGGTGGTTCTGCTGCGGCCTTTGCACCAAGCTCCGAAGAGTTGGTTATCGGTCTGAATACAGAGATGTTTGACTTAGTTCGTCTGCGTGAGCGTGGCGAGCAAGGCGAATTCTCCCTGACTCCCGATGATCAATTCACTGTAAGAGATGATCTCTTAGGTTATTTCGGTGGAGTTCGTGAAGGATATGTCTCGCTTGAGAATCGTTCGAAATTCGGCCTAGTCGTATAAGCGATTAGCAAAAAAAACTTCAAAACCTCTAGTTTTAATCGACTAGAGGTTTTTTATTTTTCAGTATAAAAGAATATGCTTTTAGTGTATATAAAGATATAGATTACACTAAAAAAAGTGTAATAATTTAAACAAAGGATAAAATATGGCAAAAGGTAATAAAACTACAAAGAAAACGGCTACGGCTACGGCTAAAAAAACAGCTATCTCTATTTCAAAAATGAAACAAACTGACGGGGCTTTATCGGCTCCTCAAACCATTGACGAAATTATCGGTAAAAAAACGGTAGGTTATAAACACGAAACTTTAGCCGAATATTCAAAGTATATTAATTCCCTAGAGCTGCATGACCTTCATGAACATGCGATTCAAGTAGCGAAAACTGTTCCGATAAATAACCGCTCTCTTCTTATTGATCGTTTAGAGCGAGAGTTTGCTAGAGATAACGGAAGTAAAATGTATAAACATATTAATTCCACGGTTTCAATGGACGAAGAAAATAAAAGAAAAATTTTAGCAATTTTAAATAAATAATACTATGAACTCAATAATTATATTTTTCTCATTTTTATTGTTTTGGACTATACTTTCCGGTGTTGTCCAAACGGCAATAGAAGAATCTCAAAACAGCAACAAAGACCAAATTCACGATAAATTTAAAAAAATACTTTATATCGCGTTAACCTTCCCTAATTACATCTGTTATAAAGCGGTAGATTTTTATGGATGGTTGGCAAAAGTAATGGCTAAAATTTTACAAGCAAAACGCTTAGTTAAATTAGGGCATTGGTTTCTCAAGTAAGTTAAAATCAAGGGTTCCAGAAACCCTTTTTTTGTGTATATCATTTTATGAGTTGCCAATATATTTTTGATTTTGCTTCTGGCCTTTGGTCAAATGAATTAGGTTCTCCTTCAAATGTTACAGTGACTACAATCAGCGGTTGGGCTACATCTAATTATATTCTTGGACAGCTTGGCAATTTAACTTTCCAATGTTTTTCAGAATCAGGCGGCTGTCCAGTCCCAGCGTTAGGTCCAAGTGAGCTTTCTATTTTAAGTGAAATGTATAAAATTACTTATTATAATGGGCTTGTAAAATCTAGTTTAGGAGCGGGCGGCACTAGAAAAGTTCAAGAGTTGGTTGAAGGCGATAGCCGAATAAAATGGCAAAATGATAATGAAACCGCAAAAATATATTCGAATTTAGGTAAAGACGCCGCCAACAATCTAAAATATCTTGTCCGTAGTTACAATCAAGGTAATAAAAACCAAGTTAGAAGTGTTGATTTCTACAATATAAATTAAAATGTCCGATGTTATTAGATACAATTCAAAATCCGTATTTGTTTCAACGGGGGATTTTAATTCCGTTCAAAATGTAAGCGGGTCTTTATCTCAAATAAGCCGAGTTCAAGATATGGGGTTATCTTTTAATAGCCCAATTATTGAAGAGGAATATATTACAGATAATACGGAAGAGGGTTTAGTTTCTAGGTCTTCTGTTGATTTTACTGTCAATTGGCTGCTGACTAATGGGGCGAATGAAAGAGCTATTGGTTTTGTAACAAACGGATTGTCTGGCGCTTTTTTAAAAATAAATCAAGAGAAAAATATATATATAGCCACAGAAAAAAATAATGTTGATATTATTGGTGCGAATTATAATACTCAAAAAAATGTTTTAGGTATAGGTAATGCTACTTTAAACTCTTACAGTCTTAGAGGATCAGTAGGCTCTTTTCCAGAGGCTACCGCAACATTTGTCGGTTTAAACGCTATGACTTATACCGGTTCTATCGAACAGTTGGTTCCAGCCGTCTTATTTCAAAATGGGTCGCAGATAAATAACTATTATACTATATTTGGATCTGATGTTCAAAAAGATGAAGTCTCGTCAAATTCTGCGAATAATATATCGGCTTTAAATCCAAAAGATATTATTTTAGAATTTGAAAATAAAAACCCGTTTGGTATATTATCGTCCTCTTTACATTTGCAATCTTTTGAGATTTCTTTAAATCTAGAGAGAGCGGAAATCAGAGGTATGGGACAAGTTTACCCAGAAAAGCGCCCTGTTATCTATCCAATAGATATTAATTTTTCGGCAGAGGCTTTAATACCTTCTTACGTAGTCGATAACTTGTCGGAAAGGTCTTGTTTAGGCACGGGAACAAATATTAATTTGATTATCAAGCGACCCTGTTCCGACTTCGTGGCATTTGAGCTAAAAATGAAACAAATGAAGCTAGAGGGGCAATCTTCAAGTATCTCACTTGATGGATACGAACAAGTTTCATTGCAGTTCATAGGTAGCGTTTCGAATCCTTTTAGTTTAACTAAAAATTTATTTATAGAAGCTTATCAAGGAGAGCTTGTATATGAATTAGTTGAAATTTTACCTATCACTGGATATGATAACAACGGTGTTTTTTATTATAACGAAGAGTCGGTATATGAAAGAAAAATGTCTGAAAATACGTTCAGTTTTACAAATGAATAATATATGGCAATATTTTTACCAAATCCAGTTTTTGCTACTTACCAGCCACACAAAGCTTTTGGGGTCGGGCCTATCGACACGGGTATAGCTTTAAAATCGGGCGAATATTTTTCAGGCAGATGGGCTTTTTGGTTAGCTAGTGTTGACGGCGGAAGACAAGTAAGATACAAAAGAGTTAGTGGTATAAATGATGGAGTAGCCCTTACTGACGACGGAATTATTTATACCGGTTTTTCTGTAAATGAATTAAGTTCAGCCTCAAATTCCAGATTCGATCTTTTGTCTTTCGCTTTCACAAGTAGCGGGATTCCATTGGTTGCTATACAAGATAAAGGCGATAATTTTGTAGGTCTAAAAAGCCCGCCTGAAATCACTATATCTTACAGCGGTAATCAAAAAATCACTTTTAATGGAACGAATCCAAATTTATTTAACTTTGCACAGGTAAATTGGCCTTATTCGGTTCCCAATTCACTTTATCCGACATACAATACAGGACAGTTAGCCTGTTATTACTATAAAGGTGATTCTACAGGTCTTTATGTAAGATATATATCCGATGGATTTTCTAGTGAATCTATCGCTGCGTCGGGTCTTCAGTCTGGATTTTTAACGAGCAGTAGATCGGAATGTTTTCCCGCTGATTTGAATCAACCTTATTCCCCTTATTCAAATACCATAATTACTTTAGATGATAACGGAAATCTAGTTCGGGTTTTATCACAAAAACCTTATATAAATTTCGCTTTCGATGATTTTAATAGAAACCATTTAGGCAATAATATATTTATATTAACTGGCGGATATGGCTTATGGAAAAAAAGAAGCAATATTTTATTTTCTAGCGGAAAAAGTTTTTACGCGGATTTCCTTTTTTATGAAAACTTCACTAATTATAATACGGGCTCGGGTCAATATAATTTTAATTTAAATATATCTTTAAATAATATATATATTACAGGGCTTACAGAAGGCACGTCTTTTTATAAAGATATTTATTTTTATGATGATTTTATAAAATACTCAACTGGCGAAATACTATTTCTAGAATACAATACCCTTAACTATCAATCCATTATTCAGACCGGAGTTACAACTGGTATAACTTTAAATTAAGATATTTTTTCAACCAAAATATTATGGATTCTTAACCTCGAATCAAATAAAGGTAAATAAATAAATATATTATCCATATTGACATTATAAATACCTCCAGTAATGAACCAAGTAGCAAACGGATGATAACTAGCGTTTCTGATTTTTTGTCTCAAATAAGTCATATCAGGCAAAAAGTTATTAGGGTCTTCCGCCGAGGCGCTTCCAGAAAAAATATTTCCATTTTTTACCACCCGATACGATAAAAAAGATAAATAATTTGTATCACCGGTTACATTATTAGTTATAAGTAAAGGCGTTCTATTAGCATTTATCGCGGTTTGGACGGCAATTTGAGAAGATCCGCTTGTATATACATGATATATTGAAGCTAGATAGCCATTGTCATATTGAACAGCCACGGAATTATCAGTTGCTAAACCAAAAAAAGTAGATCCAGACGAATATGGCATAAAATTAGAACCATCTTTTATACCAAAAAATATTTTATCCTTAGAATTTGATGTTGGGGCTATATATT